CAGACATTCACTCCTGGAGTAAACATAGGCTTGCCTAATCTCAACGAGATGGTTATTAATATTCGGGTTAAATTTGACGATGGTCCAAGAGACTTTAATCAGGTTCCGGCTAACCTATCTCTGGCAGATTTCAATAATGGTACGGTTATTTCAGATAACAGGGCTGATATGATTTCTGAAATTGAGGTGATGGCACAAAACAGTAAGAACATAATCTCTTCAGTTCCTTACCATCAGAAAGTAGTACAGGCTAGTGATTTGATGTTGAAGCAACTGAATCCTAATTTTGCTAAAGAGGCAGAGAGAGATACTACTATCTCTAACCTCAATCAGAAGGTGGATTCACTAACTGAAAACGTTAATACTCTAGTTAAGCTCTTCCTTGAAAGTGGTGGGAAAGTGGGTTCTGGTGCTAAATAACCAGAAGTCAAAATGAAAATTTACGAATTCTTCGATGAAGACTACAATAAGACTGTAGATATGGCCGAAGATATTGAGGAGCTTGCAGGGAAACTTGTAAAGTGTCTCAACAAGGCTGAAGAGAGAGAAGGCAATCAGGGTGGTGATATGAACTTCCGTCGTAGCCCTCGTATGCGTGGCGGTCGGGGTGGTGGACAAGGTAGCTACAATATGCCTCGTATGCGAGGTGGTATGGGTGGCTACGTTGAGGTACCTCCTCACATGCGTGGTTATGTCGTTCGTCCAGAGGATGAAGACTGGATGTATAACGAACGGTACAACTGGTAGGTTTAGAGATCCACAGTCCGGGGCAATAGAGGGAAACTTCTATTGCCCTTTATTGTTGTTAAACTTATAGAGATTATGAATCTTACAGATTATGAAACATTACCGAGGTCACAACGTATCTATATGATGCACTTCGGACCTCATTTTAATAAAGCATTATGCAAGTTCGCAGTCAGTAACATGTTCTTGGATGACGAAGAGCTTCAACCAATTGAGCCTATCACTAAAGAACAGGTGGACGAAATATTGGCAGCAAATAATATACGTCTAGCAAACAATAGATTGTACGACTATGTATTTGTTGCAAATATGGGTAAAGCTGACTACATGGGTGAAGGAGGCTGCCTAGAAGACGAGCAACATTTAGCTAAGTATATCAAAAATGTAATTGATGATCCTGATGCTAGGGAAGGTGTAACCTTTGCAAGGTGGTTGGCTACTATGGCAGTAAATGGTATAGAGATAGAATGGTCTGACATACTTGATCACTCATGACAACTCAGAGTCTCCAGCTGTATGATTATGGCTGGAGACTATTTGTGTTTTATAATATAACAGTAAAGGACTTAGACATAGTATTACCTGCTTTATGGGAAAATGGTTGTAGTAATGAAGGTATTAGAGAAGTAGCTTTAGCTATCATGAATCCTAACTCTGGATTTACTCACACTCAAGGTAGAACAAGTATAATGGGTATAGGTTGGACTGATTCACCAGAACAGTTCCAGAACACATTAACTCATGAGATTAATCATCTTCAAGATGATATTTGTATCTACTACGGATTACCATTATCAGGTGAGATACCATCTTCTATAGTTGGTAACATTGCTATGGCTATGTACAAAGGTTCCATAAAGTATTTAAATTATGCCTAGATCCATATTTACTATTGGGGCTTTACCTGGAGTCTCTATAGAAGGAGCTTATATCCATCCAGAGAATATCGAAAAGGTAAGGAAGTTAATAGCAGCTATGCCAGAGATTGAGACTAGAGCTTATCAGAAAGCTTGTACAAACTTTGGTAAGATGCTTGCTAAATATGTGAGGAAATGTATTATGTCTAATACTCCACCAGAAGGAGTAAGTTGGCCTCCTCATTCTGATGATTATCTAAAGAAATATAACGTACAAGGTTTCTGGTATTTATCAGGACAAATGTTACGAAGTATAAGACTAAGACAATATCAAGGAGGTTATTATGTAGGACCAAATCCAGGTGAGAAGGCTGTTGATCCAGTTAATAAGTATGAAAGGAGTAGACCTTCTAAACTTACTTTAGTACAACTGGCTAGAATATTAGAAGGTGGTACTGAAGGGCATAGTAACTCTAAGTTCCATAATGACATCCCTGCTCGACCTCTATTCAGACCTTCTTTTAAAGCTGTTGGTGGTACAGAACGTCTAAAGAAATACTTAATCTCAAACTTAAGAAGAGAAGTTAAAAAATATTTATAATATGGGACATTTTCAATTAAGAGAAGACGGATCCTCTACAATGGTTGAACAACTAGAGCTTAGTGGTTCTAAATCATTTTATGTATCTCCGAATTCTAAAAATGAGACTCAAGCTCCTATTAGAGGCTCTGCTATAGTTAGCATATTGGGTAAGAATTACAGTATTGGTTTAACACATAAGGTAAAGGATTATACTGACTCAGAACCATCATCCACTAAGTGGAGTTATGTAGAAAACCTTTATATTAGTGGAACTACTCCTGTACCATCAACAGATGTTAAGGATCAAGATACTGGGTATATCAGAGCTAGTAGAGGTAAGACTACATATAGTTCTAGTACTCCAGATTCTCCACAAAAATCGATTATCATAAGTAATGCTTACATAACCCCTCAAGCTGTACTTGATAGAGTTGGAGATTTTTCCGATCCTACTGTAGGTACTACCTACAGTCAAGGTACTATAATGACATTGTTTACGTTTACAATGTATTATAAGTATTCTACAGAGGAAGGTGGTACTGTAATACCTCCAGTAGATGATGGTACACCAGCTAGTAATAAAGCTCGTATACCATGTAGACCGGATCACTCATCAGCTCCAGATTGGGTAACTAATTTAAGTATACTATATCAAGTAAACTATGTTAATAATGGTTCATCCGGTTCTAGGGTATTTAGTACTTGGGCTGATTTTATAGCTTTCTGGGATAGTATACAAACTAACCCAAGTTATACAGATGCTGTGTTCCATTATATTTTACAGGGTACAATAGCCTTTAATGAACTGCTTGATCCAAGAGGTGGTTCTGGTCCAATTACTATTACCGAAATAGATAATGGTAAGGGAATTGGTATACATGGAGCTAAGCCACTATATCTCAGTATATCTCAGCAAGAGGGTAAAACTGTTTACGGTGCTTCTATCATACCAGCAGAAACTTATATGCAAGATGACAGTGGTAGATGGAATTTTGATGATCCTACTGCTTATGAGATAGCCATGAATAGGGCTAGTGTATACGGTCAAGGTACTTATAACCTAAGACCTAAGTTCAGGATAGATTCGGCACAGAACTATCATGCTTATCCTATAAACCTAATGACTGGTGGTACTGTAATAACTAATCCAGAAGGTGCTGGTTCTGTTAATTACCAATATATAGGTCAACCATTTATCCTTAAACTGTTCAAAGAAACGGCCAATGGTATAGAGGGTAGAAGTATGAGGCCTTATTATAAACCTACTAGTAGTAGTACAGTTGGTAGTACAGAATTATGGAGAGATTCAACAAATATTTTAGGTTCTCAGAATTTTAACCCTATACAGTATGATTCATGGTCTGGAGAATTCCATTATGCCCATGTAAGAAATTCTGGTTATAGAGGATTTTTATCTGGACCTATGAGTGGAAATTATGGACTATGTATTTTCCAATTAGTACCTTTATGTTTATATAAGCAAAACCAAGAACAGTATACTTTCACGGATGGTAGGTTAACTAATTACAACGTTAGATATTTGAACTACCAATGTGCTATGTTAAGTACTGATAGGTACAGCGCTGCTTTCTTAAAGTGGCCTAATCCAGATGGTAACAATGAACCTTCCCATATTGATACACAAGGTGATACAGAAAGTATACCTTCACAAATGGGTAAGAGGTGGGAAAGTAATGTACAAAACAACAGTGATTTCAAATTCATTAACAGAGTAATGTTTATACCAGTATTATGGACAGAAGTACCTTTGGAAGATAGGGATGGTCTTAGGAATGCTTTAATCAATAATACTTTAGGTTTTGGTCATTACTCACTATCACCAGATGCCACTGATTCAGAGATTGATGCTGACCCAACTACTATTTACCGTATTCACATTAATGGTTTAGATATACAGATGATATAATGGTAACAACTCAAGAAATCATAGAGAGATCTCTATATGCTTCACTGATGCAGGTAGCTTTACAGCTTTGGAAAACTATAAACCCTGAGCTGTATCTACCTGTAACAGTTGAAAATCAGAAAAGGTATCAAGCTGCAATGGATGCTATAGGAGATGAATTTATCTACATCTTTGGAGTCGGTAATAATCAAGTACGAGGTCCTAAGATTGTACCAAGAATTACGATTGACCTAAATGCCTACTACCCAGGAAATATTGGTATAGAGGAATTTATGGTTGGTGATGAGATGGAGAACAATGAATATCGTCAGTATACCTACCCATTTGAAACTAAGAATGTTCAATTTGACATTCATCTGGTAGCAAATAGGATGGAAGATTTACGATTACTTCATAGTATTATGTATACTGCTTTACCTGTAAGAGGTTATATAAAACCATTCTTAGAGGCAAATTTGCAAGAGTATCTAGAGCATAAAGGACTTGCAAAGACTGGTAACCTGTATATAGAAGTTTCTAATTACTACGATCATAATGATCAGGAACATGGTTTGTTAGAGAAAGTTTACTCTTATACTGTTGTCGATAGTTATATCGAAGAGAACTTCCCAGAAGGGGCTACATTTGCTCCTATCAAAGATATCAGAGCTCTTATTCAACTTGAGGTCCCAGAAGGTACTCTAACTAATGACTCAGTATCTTTACATGTTCAGTAGTGATTAACGATACTCTAGTTACATAACATAAAGGATTTTAATAACACTTTAAACACAAGTAGATTATGCCAAATTCACCTAAGGTTAGCTTCAACTTGATTAACAATAATCTGGAAGCTACAAAACCTCTCAACGGGGTTTCTTGCATGTTGGCCCGTACTACTAGTGGACCGGTGGGACTTGGTGAAACACTAATTAACTCGGTTACTAAATTCCGTAGTATTTATGGGTCTGAAATTGTTCCCGATGGTAGCCCCTCTAACATTGAGAAGGCACTTAAGGGTGGTTCAAAACTTCGTATCATCCGAGTAGTTGGTTCAGGTGCTACAGAAAACTTCGTTGCTACCACAGCTAATGCTCAAACTCCAGATACGATCTTTAATATCTCTTTGGATGAAGGACCAATAG